TGATATTTGCGGATCATTTACACTAGAATTAAATGCTTTGATCGCACAACTTCCATTACTCACAACCACTCCGCTACTACTAACTTGTATCCACTCATTATTACTTCCCACTTCATAGTATCCAGATTGTAATCTTGTGCTTGATGCACTGTCATCGCATGTTGAAGAAGAATAAACAGTATCTCCAATTGAAGGTAATACATTCACACCATCATGATAATATGTTTGACTTGCAGGCTGTACACACGCTATAGCTATAGAAGCTTGTACTGTGCTTGATAAATATGGTGTACAGAAATCTCCACAACCACAACACGCATCACCAACTACACTAGCATCATAACAGAACGAAGCAGAGTTTGTTGTTCTGTAATCGTATATTAAATATAAGTATTGGTTTCCAACAGGTAAATTGATTGAAGATATTGTTGCTTGATACAATCCACTTGAAGGACTGTTTACAGCTGAGTTTGGAACTGTAGTTGCAGCCGCCAATAACGCATTTATATCGGTACTGTTATTATCGTATAAAGTGTTTGACGACAGCCATGCGAAATTATCATTATTTACAACCCATGTATAGTCATCAAAATTAATTTTATTTGACCTTACCGTTACGTTAGATCCTGAGTATGGGTATACACCTATTGATCTTGTTCCTGATTGTATAAAATATTGTGAAGCTATTTGAACGTCTGATCCAAAAGTCATCATGTTTGATGCTACTGGACTTGAAATGTTTGCGTCGTCCCATTTAAATTCGTTATGAATAAACTTACCAACATCTTCGCTTGAACTTATACCTACCTGAACCACTACTAAAGAAGTTTCTGTAGGACAGTTACATGTTATATCATAGTCGGCTGATGGATTTGGTGTAACTGTAACTAAAACAGTTGTTGGATTATTTTTAGTTTTATTAAAATTTAAACTTCCACTAGTTGTAGCATCAGTTACTGAAGCTACTTGAGTGCCATCCCAAACCATACTTACACTCATAGTTCCTGACGCAATAGTATAATCAAACACTACGTTACCAATTACATTCCCTATTTCTACTGTATATTCTTGAGCGCTTGTAGAGTTTACTAATGATTTTTGTGTTCCACAAGGCAATATTACCGGAGGTAATGGTACCGTGTCTCCGTTTGTGCTTAATACATATTCGTCCATGTAAGGATCATAAGCTCCTAGTTTTTGAGTATTTAACTGAACATTAAATTGATCTCTAAACCATGATCTCATTCCAGTGTCAGATATAACTTCTAACGCATCATTATTAGCTGATGTACCTTTTAATTTTATTACAGCAGTTCTTTTAGTGTCGGTAAAATACATGTCATAACCCCAAGAACTAAAACTTTCTGGATTATAACTAATACCGTACTCTTCTATTCTAGCTATTTGTGTTCCTAAAACTTGAGGTACTGAAGCAATTACACCACCACCTGTTGAATCACTAATAAGATTTTTTCCAGTTAACACATAACTAATCTTATCTTCTTGCAATACAAGAATATCTGTTTCTCTTGAATGCAGTTTCATTATAGGGCCAAAGCTAGTTTCTAAATCTTTATAATTAACCAACCCTAAATTAAACTCATTTAAGTTATTTAAATTAGAATTACTACTATAAATACCACTGTATGTTAATTCAGCAAATCTATCTGCTTCTTTAAAATCTTCTTTTGACACCGCTAAAACTCTTTCTCCTAAGTTTACAGCTTGACCATCTAATGCATCTAATATTTTATAACTTTCTACTCCGTTTCCAAAAGTGTAACAATTAAAAAACGGTAGCGTTACAATAGCGTCTTGCGTTGCAGTTTGAGCTTGGTCTCCATCACCATTACCACCCATGTGATAACCACCTATAACGTCATAAGATTCAGATGAATCATAAAATAAATTAGGATCAGCATCAGCAGGTTTTGTTTCCCAAACAATTAAATTATTAGCTCTAGTAACTACTATCTCAGCTTCCATAAACCAAGTTTTACTTCCGTTAGCACACGCAATTACACCACTTCTACAAGCTAAATATAATGGAGAAGCTGCGTCGCCTGGGATTGCTTGCCAAAACTGGAAACTAGGAGTCCATGGCGCCGGACATTGCACAGCTCCAGGACTAGTAGCGATTGTATTAATGAAAACAGGATTTTGTAATCTTCCATCCCCATCGTCAATAACATCCCCTGCTGCTGGGTTTATAAAATCTCCTTGAAACCAAGCGTGTAAATCATCATAATCTTGTGAAGCAACATAAGTGTTTTCCCATATATAATCTATACCAGGACAACCGCTTGCATCATGCCTTCCTATTCTCCATTTTATTTTTACACTAGACTGTGCTGGTATTGTATAGTTATCAGTAACACTATTAGAGTCAGTAGTAAAAGCTGGATACTGTAAATAAGGAGTACAATAAGATCTGTTAGTACCTGAAGCAGTTTTTTCACCCGCATCAACAACAGCGTTCGAGTCTAAATTAATACTAAAGTTTTGAGCTCTAATTTGCATATAAAGCCCTGCTAGCTGATTAGAATCAGTAGGTGCTTCACCTTCAACTTCTAAAAAATTTGATGATTCAGCGCTAACATCTAACACTTGACATGTAACCTCTCTATTTAAAGGCCCGCTTGCGTCAGTCTTAACAATTAATATATCACCTTTTTGTACTTTGTTTTGATTATCACCTTCTAGCTTAAAGTATATAACTCTTGTTGTTTGGCTCTGATAATAAAAACTAGAGTATATTGTCTCATATCCTCCTTCACTTGGTTTTAAAACAAACTTATATTTTGTAGCCCATGCAGGTGGATAATTCTCTACATTAACTTTTATTTTATTTTGATCAACAGAAGCAGAAGCTGGAACAAAAGTTGTATTAAACTCCGACACTAATACTGTAGAAGCCCTACCATAATCGTCCATATATACAATTCCTGTTTCATAATCTCTATTACTATGCAAAGATGATGTGTCTTGACTAGAAGTAAAAGTTCCCTGACCTCTTGTAAAATAAAAATATTCATACACATCAGTCGTGCCTGAATTATACTTCATAGCCAACACCTGTAAGGAAAATACATTTGATCCTACTGTAGATCCTATTCTAAAACCTTGTTGTGTTTGAGAATCTATACTACTGTTTGATTTAGTAAATACACAATTAGTAGGCACTATTGTAACAGTGTTAAATAAGTCTGTTAACGAATTACCTTGAGTCGATGTTGCTAGAGGTTGAAAATTAGTATTCAAAACCGTACCAATACGTTCAGCAAATTCTAGTGAATTTACCATTTCATACACTGAAGTATAATCTCTATTTACTGGAAATATTACAGATAATTCAAACGGAGTGTTTTCAAATGCTGAGTCATAACACGCATCACCGGTATCTCCATTTAATTGAGAATGTTGTATAAATACTGTAAAAGCTAATGAAGATCCTTTGACTAGTCTATTAGCAAAATCACTTAAATCAAAACTAATTTTAGAATTTTGTACAGTTGTGTTTGTGTTAGGATTTATAGTATATACAGCTCCTGTCGACATTGTTGCCTCTGGCAAGTCGTCAAATAATATATCGTTAGTAAATAATGATGTTGTAAAGTTAATAGGTATATCTTGTCCAGCTGCATTTATTATATCATACCCATCAGTATAGTTACCATAAATTAACCTATTACCTTGTATTGTTTGAGCTTGTGCAACTTTAGGAACATTATCATATAATCTTAATAACTCATCACTTCCTATTACAGTATATATTTTACTGTTTGTAAAAGTATATGTTTGTTTTGAATTATTAGCCCATCCATAGTCAGATTTCTTAAACCTTTCTATAACATAAATAGAATTACTATTACTTGGTTTAAATAATAAATCAACCTCAATAACTTTATCTGATCCAGTTTCAAACTGTACCTCAATAGAGTTATATATATTTTTCATTGAAGCATTATTAAAATTGTTTACATCAAAATCAAAAGGCCCTGGTTGAAAAGCTGCTGTAGAAAACAACGACGTTGCGCTATATTCATTGTTTACATACCTATATCTATAAGCAAAAGTTATGAATCTAGTTTCTAAATAATTTTCTTCTCCAGGAACGTTTAAAAACTCTACGCTTGGCGCAGGCAATGTGTCTAAAGAATCAAACCCTGGTGGTTTTAAAATAACACTAATGTCAGTTTCTTTAATACCATCATTTACCCCTGCCGGATCTGGATAGTTTTGAGTTACATTTATTTTTCTAGGAGGATTTTTGTCGTCTGTCCAAAAAAGTAAATCTTCTATTTTGTTTACTCCAGTAATTAAAAACTTAGGATCAAACTTTAATACTTGTTTACTAATAACATGATATGTTATAGCTTGTGATTGTACATTAAAAGAAACAATTAAGTCTAACTTACCGCCTACAACAGGATTGTTTGCGTCATGAATAAACCAATATATAGTTTCTTTTGATCCATCTTGATAAGCTCCAATACATATTGCTGAATTAGATAAGTTTTGACCGCCATAAGCTAATGTAGTTAACTGCGTGTTACCTTTTGAATTTTCTAAAGCACCTATCTCAGTGGTTTCTGTAGATCCTAATCTTACGTTAATTGCATTAACATATTGGCCTGGAGGAACAAGACGTTCATCAACGCTCTTATTCATTTTACCCGCAACAAAATTTGTATTTACTATCGGCATCTTACTTTAACCATTTATCCTGGCCTCTCAAACTCATTAAAAGGCGACCAGGGTGAATATTACTTAATCTAATTTTTGCATTTCTTAACAACGATGACTTATCTTTCCTTGCTCTATTTACAATATATTCTTGTACCCCTAATCTACCATTTAAAAGAGAATATTTTACATAAGCATATAAATATTCTTCAAACAATTTATTAACGCTGATGCTTCCGTCTTCACCATTCTCCATACCATCTGAAACATACTCTACAACAACTGAAGCTCCGTTACCTATAGAGCTAAAATTAATAACTCCTCTTTGTTTGTCTATACTAAACGTTGGATTTGCGTTAGCTGTTTCGGTGTTTAAACCAAATCTTGCTCCTATTCCAAAGTCAAAATACCAACAGCCATCTACATTCCATCCTGATTGATTGTTATATGCGCTACTTTCATTTAAATAAATGGTTTTAGCTCCGCTAGTAAAAGACATGTCTAGTTGTGAAAACTGTGGCTTTAATACATTACCATCTTGATCATATATAATCTTAGCATTATTGTCTTGTAAGTATGTTGATGCCCATCCTGTTTGTATGTTTTCTGTTAAAGGATATAATACGCCATTTAAATATTGTGATATTCTTACCCAGTTTACATAGTCAGAGGGTAATATAAATCTCAAGTTATCATCTAAATCCATTTGTAATACTTTCACTTCTTTCATGGCATCATAATTCAATTCTTGAATTCCTCTTTTAGCGTGAAATAAAACTTGGTATCTATTTAAATTATTAATTAATTCATGATTACCTTGATACATTAACATGAAATTATTTACAATATCATTTAATGAAACGTATTGGTATGATCCCCAATTTTTATCTTGAGGTATTGCTCCTGAATTTGCGTAATATGCGTAGTCATTTATATAAGCCATATCTTACGTTTGTATTTGGTTATTTTGTACTTCTTCTTGTTTACCAAACTGATAAACATCTCCTTCTCTAATCTCTATACCTATATACTGACATATTTTAGCTACAATACCAGGTTCGTCTGAAGAAGGTAATTCAAAGTCTTGATAATCTGCCTGATTAATGTCAAATAATGGCTCACCAGAACTAAGTGTTTGGTACGTCCATTTGGGCGATAAAGGGTATCTAATATATTCAGCAGTTACACTTCCATTGTTTGTTATTGTTGTAGGATAAACCGTGATCGTATTACCTAATTGACCAGTGTTTGCATCACCAATAACTGATGTAGTTGCTCCCCCTAACACATAAGCTGGGAAGCCTGTGGATGGGGCGGTAAGCGGTGAATTGTTTAAATAAAATATTTTGTTTTGATTAACTCTTTCTACTTCAACAATACCTGTTGTATTAAATATACCATAACTATTTCCTATAGTTGCTGCTACTCCAAAAGGCGAGTATGATAATGTAAGTTGAGTTTCACTATCAACACTTATAACAAACGCACTAAATCCTGAGTAGCTTGATGAAGCTGTAGTGTTTACTACTTGTTGTCCTACCTTCACTCCACTAGACACAAATGTAGCTGCTGTATCAGTTAATGTGTTTACGCCTGCCGCAGTGCTTGTTCCTGATGTTATTTGAGTTGGAAAATAGTTTACCTTATTAATTAAATAATAATCGCTAGGTAAATTAAATAAATTAGCTCCTTGTTGAGCTAAACTTCTAGTAACTGAAAAACTATCAATTACCTCAACCAATCCTTTTACAATATCAGCATATCCTGATCCTGAAAGCCTTTGATTTTCTTTATTAGTCCAAGCATTGTATTGATAAAAATAATCTTCAAACAAATCCATTTGCGCTTGTTGCGCATATAAATTAAAATCTTGCGGAGATATATATCCGTAATTATTTTTATTAGCTATTGCAAGGACAGTATTTCTAACAGAGTTTATCATGTTAAATTCTTTTTACAAATATAGTCAAAAAAAAAGAGGTCACTTTTTTTGTAACCTCTGATTTTTAATAAGTAAAAAAACTTATGTTTGTAATGAAGCAGCTTTTACACCTGTCACAATCGCAGTGATTTTAGAAGGTGGGGTACCAGATGCAGCACTCTTAGGGTATCCTCCTGGAGTGTAAACTGGTTGTTGCCATGAAAGCTGAAGCGATGTTTCTACCGCATCATTTAAGAAATCTTTCCATAAATGAGAATTAGCCACAATTGCATCATGAGTAATTTGTAAAGACTGCACTACATTAGTTTCAGCTGGCACTGTAGCCGAACCGTCATTAGCAATAGCATATCCTGCTTGTGCAGAAGAAATACTATTGTAGAAAATGTTAACTTTTGTTGTACTTTCTTGTTTAATCTCCACGATTCCGTTCACGGGGATTAGTTTATATCCAGCATCTTGTCCAGTGCCTGATATAAGTAGTTTAATAAATTTTTCCATAGGTAATAATGTTAATGGGTTAATAAAGCACAAAGATACGCTTTCTATTTATCTTTTTTTAAGCGCTTCTTGAGGTACTTATAAGCCTCTAAACCATCGTCACTTTGTAAGTAGGCGCTTATGGAATTGTAAGGATCCTCATTAAAAGGAACACTCATCATTTTCTTTTTGTTGCCAGGCAGGTTATAATAAACATCTCTTCTGTTATTTCTAAACGACAACCAGTTATTATCAATAAACAAATGAACTTCGTTTTGTAATTCTAATAACGGATCGTTTACAATGTCAATTAATTCTTCAGGATTATTTTTAGCATACACTAAAATATCTCTTTTTAATTCCGGTATAGTCATGGAGTTGACCGATGCTCCCATTAAAATTCTACTTACAGAAAGTAATTTTTCTGTTGATAAATTTTTAGCCAAAACTTGTGCGTCTATAGTTAACTCTACTGAAGCTAATTCTTCTGACGCATCTTTTGCGTTGTCTACTTCTTCAAATACCATTCCATTGCCTGGATGATAGTGTAAGAATTGTTGTAATACTTGATTTTCTCTTTGTACAACCAACATACCGTCTTCAAATACAATAGGCTCTAAAATAGCATTACCATCTTGCTCGTCTTCAAATGGAGTTTTTTGGTTTCTTGCATATCTTAAAGGCCTGTTTACACCTTGATTTTCGTCAAAGTATAATAAAGGTGATCTGTTTGAATGTCTTGAGGATAGCATATAAGACAAAGGTCTTTCAGATCTTTTAAGTCTATACGCTTTAGTTTTAAGGGGTGTAGTGTTTTTCATTATAATATAATTTAATTTGATTTAATAATAATAAATATTACCCCCGTCTTAACAACGAGGGTAAAATTTATGTAACAATTTAGTCTTGGAATAAGAAGAAGTTGTTTGCACCTAAAGTACATACAGCTCTTTCAGATAGGAAGTTTACTTCCATTGCATCCAAGTCAGAAGTTCTTGCTCCACCAGCTGAACCAGTGATCCAAGTTTTGTATCTTCTGTCTTCAGTTTCTGAAGCTCTATATCTAACATGTAAGAAAGGTCTCTTAGCGTTCTTACCTAAGATCTGATCGTATACAGTAGTTGAACCAGCTGGTACTAATAGACCATTGATTGCTCCACCAACAACGTCACCTCTCATTGTAGGATCGTTAAGGTATTTCCAGTCAGACTTATAGAAATCATAACCTCTTCTAAATCCTGTAAATCCAAGATTTAAAGCCATGTCTTTATCATTGTCGAAAAGACCATAAGATGTACCACCCGCTCCGTAAGAGTTTTGAGCAGCAAGCATATCGTCAATATCAAAAGAGAATTCTCTGTTTACGAAAATTACGTTTTCTTCAATTGAACCTTGCTTATCTAGTCTTTGGATAATGCTATCAAACTGAGAAAGTGTTTGTGGATTTCCTCCACCCCATACGTTTCCTCTGTTTCCTACTACATAGAATACACCGTCAGAACCATTAAGGTTTGCTAAAGATGCTCCAGCTGCTGTTCCTTGTAAAAGGTCACCAGCACCAGATCCAGC